GAAGAGTAATGGCCAAACAAAGTTTTAAATTTTTTACACCAAGAGATAAACCAAAGAAGCGTAGAGGCATTCACACAAAATCATTAAATAAGAAAAAGAAATTACAAAAAAAATTGACACGCTACAAAGGCCAAGGGCGGTGATCAAGGTAGTGTTGTTAATGGTGTTGTGCAGTGAGATTGCAACCAACGATTGTAAAGTTATCCCTACTCCTCAAGTATTGTTTGATGATTATAGTAGCTGTATAACTTATGGTTATGATTATTCACACACATTAATGGCAAGCTTTGACCCAAAATGGACAAACAGTATGTTAGCCTATACCAAATTTTCCTGCAAGAATGATAAAATAATTTAGAACTATTCTAATCTGTCTGCCCGTCCCAAGAAAGGGACGAACAAACAAAAGGTGTGAGAAGAGACTTTCTTTTTATAACAAAAAAATATTACTTGCAAATTATATTTTTCTATTGTAATTTCCCATATATTAATGAGAAGAAACAATCCAACAAAGGAAAACAATGGCAGATCCAAACAAGTATAAATCGCTATCTGTTCCAATTGAACATTGGAAAGAACTAGGCGTTCTTGCAGATAACACTGACAGGACTCGTTCTCAAATGATAGGACGATTGATTAGATTTTTTAAAGATAAAAAAGGTTCTAATGGTAAAAAAAATGGCAAAGCAAAAGATTAAGGTGATATGTGATCATTGCAAAGGCAATGGTTATTTAAGAGAATGTAATGGTTCATACACAGAAGTACATCAATGCCCTACCTGCAATTCACAAGGCGAGGTAGTGGCAGAGTTGTATGAGCAATTAGTTAATGATGAAATTGTTAACAAGGATGCAACTGTTAAAACATTACAAGATTTATTGGCTCAAGTAGATAAGGCTAGACTACAATGAACCCAGAAGAGGCGGCATATATTGCAGGGCTCTTTGATGGTGAAGGCACTATCACTTATAAAAAATATCCTGAACGTAAGAAAAAAGGTAACAAAGTTAATACATATAATTGTTGGCGTATTAATATGGAGATTGCAATGACTGATAAGTCTGTATTAATTTGGTTACACAACGCATTAGGGGTTGGCACTTTAGCTTCAAAAAAAGTTAATGGTAAACGTGTGGATGGTACCCCTTATCTTAAACAATGGAGGTGGCGTTGTACATTCCGTGATGCATATTATGTATGTCTTTTAATATGGCCTTATGCACATACTAAGTTGCCTAAGATTAATAAAATTTTAGAACACTATTATACTTTAAAACAAAATAACATTATTCATATACAAGATTATAGAGAGAGTTTAATTAAATGATAAAAATTTTTTTTGTAATGTTAATATTATTAACCGGGTGTGTTAAGGATTACGATTTTAATCCCTACACTACTATAATGAAACAATTATTAAATGATAAAAAGAAATAAATTTATATATCCGAGAACTGTTCGAGAAGCGATTGAAGGTAAGCGTCATTATAATATTAATGATAAAGAAAAGTTACCAAGTGTTACAACTATATTATCTTCTACTGAACCGGCCGAGAAAAAGGAAGGATTAAAAAAGTGGCGTGAAAAAGTGGGAGAGGCTAATGCAACGCGAATCGTGGATGAGTCTGCAACGCGAGGTACTGCAATGCACAAGATTCTTGAGATGTATATCTTAGATAAAGGTTATTTAGATGAGACAAACGTTGGAAAACAGGCCCATAATATGGCTCTAAGGGTCATAGAGCAGGGTCTATGTAATGTTCCCGAGTACTACGGCACGGAATGTACTTTGTATTATCCTGGCCTCTATGCGGGCCAAACTGATCTCGTTGGAATACACAAAGGTCAAGATGCTATAATAGATTTTAAACAAACGAACAAACCGAAGCGCCGAGAGTGGATCGGGGATTACTGTCTTCAATTGGCGGCCTATGCAATGGCCCATAATTTTATACATAAAACAGAAATTACTAAAGGTGTGGTAATGATGTGTAGTAAAGATAATTACTACCAGGAATTCGTTATTGAAGGTAAGGAGTTCCAAAAATATAAACACCAATTTTTAGGGAGAGTAGATGAGTACTATAAACAAAGACATAAAACAGTTGGATAGTATCGCAATTGCATATAATAAAACTGACGGTGATATGAAAGAGATGTGGAAGCAAAAGTGGTATAAACTTGTCAAGAATGTGGCAAGGAGACATAACGAAATGTATCCAAAAATTAAAGAGGAGGATAGATTAAACTAATGAGAATAAGAGACTTTCAACAAATACTAGGTAAATTTACTAACAATGAAAAAGGTACAATTATATCTGATTGTCCAATTTATATTGAGACACAAGACGGACATTTAGAAGCTGTGAGAAGAGTTGAGTTGCAAGAGACAAAACTAATAAACTCACCTGAACCAAAAAGAATTGTATTAAAAACGGAAAGCTTAAAAATATTTAGGTCACCAACATATAAACAGAGTTAAAAGGTTCCCTGGAACTGGGGGTGGACGCGAGAGTGAAAGCCCCCACAATTATGAAAAAAGTAACAATACAAAGCAAAGATATCTCACCGAAGCAGTGGTCTAATTTTATTTTAGAATTAAATTTAATTAGAAAAGCCTGGAAACCCTATGCAACCATAGAATTGCAGGGGTCTGGTGTTAGAAAAATAGTAAAAATTGGGACAAAACCGTATAAACTTTAGAACTATTCTAAGTTGTGCCAGACATAAGTGGAATTCTAGGGTAATTTTTTTTTTTTGTAGAAAAAAAAAGTGCTTGGCACAGTGGCACACTTGCCAAATTTGACACTTTATCGTTGGTATTGTTGACTAATAGCTGTGCCAAAGGGTCGATTTTGAGTGGCACAGTATGGCACACTTGATAGTATACTTGAATAGTAGACGATTTTGCTCTGGCACAGTAGTAAAAATGCTGTTAGTGTATGCAATAATGGAATAGATAGTCAAATAAGTGTTGGTATTAGCAGGTTATTTTCAATGTACTCTGCGCGCGAGGCATTTTTTTTATTTTTAAAAACTTTTTTACCCTAAAATTCCCCTTATAGTATAAATAGATATGCCCAAAAATCCAAAAAAATCTAAATACAAATGTGTAGTCATCAAGAAAAAAAGATATTACTTCTATAAAATTACGTGGTTGGATATTACAGGTGACAGTGGTCACGCTGATTTACATACAGCAGAAGGTTTTATGCCGTCTGAAATGATAACTCACGCATATCTTTTAAGTAAAGATAAAAAGAATATTAGAACCTTTGCAAGTTATGAAGTTAATGATGAGTTATTTTCTGATAGGAATGTTTTTCCAAAAGGGTGTATAGTACGTATGGAAAAAATAAATGAAAAATAAAATAGAACAAGAACAATCTGATTTGAATGATAGCTACAAGCAATCATTAAGAAACAAAGCAGAGAGAAATCCTACACTTACAAAAAATATGCCTAACGTAAAATGGGATCAACTTCCACCAAGGAAAGGGCCAGACTCAAATGGAATACAAGCCAGTTATAAACAAGTGGGCTTTGTTAAAAAAGTTTCCAAGAAAATTATATAGTAGAATTATTTCTCAATTGAATCACCATCAAGGTCTGATTCTATTATTGATTCTTCTATCTCTTCTTCTGGGGTAATATTAATTAAAGTTTTGTGGTCATCTAAAATTTGTTTCATTTTAGATTCTAATTCTTTTTCTGACATATTATCTAGATTACCAGACAACACTAATTTTTGATCTACATACAAACCACCTGCTTTACCTCTAGCTATTTCTGCATTAATCGCTGCACTCCAAGCACCTTTCGCTCGTGCATCTTCTCGTAGCTTTGCTAGTTCGCTAATATGTTTTTCAAAATTGATTCCGTATTTTTCTTGTATCTCTGCTCGCAACTCACCAATGTATTGTACAACTAATGGTGCAATTTTAGGATTTCGTAGCTCGCTTGCTGTCTGTCTGGGTCTAGTCTTGTATCCTGCCTCATAAGCACACTCGCTCGGGCTCTTGCGCCCCTCGTTGTATACTAGCAATTCTGCAAACTTTTGTTGTCGTTCTGTTAGATTTTTTGGTAGACCCATAGCTTGTGCTCTTATCGTAATATAGCGTATATGTCCAGATAATTATGTTAGTTTGCTTCTGACCTTTGATCCCAAGCATCTTTTATTTCTTTTTGTAAATTAGGAAGTGCTCTTGGGTTTTTATCATTAACAAGTGAAACTAAAATATCATCTATCCAATTTTCATAGTCATCACCTAACCAATACTGCACCATTTGCTTGTCTACCATTTGCTTGCGCTCGTAGTCTCTAGCCTTATTCTTACTATCTCTATAATTGTGTCCTTCATCTCTTTGTGTCATTATTCTATCTCCTCTATATCTTCTATTGTAAAATCTCCCGCTGAATTAGACCAATCATTACTTTTGTAATCATAGGCACTTATTTCGCTTGCGATTTTCTCTGCTTGTTTTTTATTTTCTGCTTTTATTTCTGTTTCATAAACAGCGTAAATGGTTTCACCCGCTGTAACTTTGTATGTTTTCATATCATCCCTTTTTAAAGTAATTTATTTTTTCTAAATACTCATAAGCGTCATCCATAGTTGATCTAAAATGTTCTGTTCTATGTTCGCTTGGCGTGTCCTCATCTGCTTGACAACACATACTGGCTAAATGATCTGATAATGTTTTAACTTTATTTTCTAAATCATCTATTTGTTTTATGTTTTCTAGTCCTTCGTTCATATTATCCTTTCTGCTCGCTCGCTTGTTTTTTTAACATAATATCATAATCCCCGTCATTGCCTATTTTTTCAAAATTACTTACTATCCAATTAAAACATTTAGACAAACTTGTGTTTGAATAAATTTCTCTAT